TAGAACTTATTGGTGAGAAAGTAGAAAATAGACCTGAGTTTGACGGTAGGTTTTTTGTAAAAATATATAGAGACGAAATACTAGAAAGATATATATTAGTTGAAGATGAAGTTGACTATTTTGTTAGAGCTTCTTGGGGTTTAAGATATATAAACAACAACGGCTATAAAAATAATTTCGCTAGTGGAGAAATACGTATAAACGCTAAAGAAAGAAACAGTAGTGGTGAGTATATGAGCACTGGTGATTTAGATCACCCAACAAGAAACTCTAATCACTCTAATTATACGTGGGATAACATTTGGAATGGAGACAATTCGCTTTTTTCAGATAATGATCAAATAGGAACAGGAAATCCTAAAGTTCTTAACGATGATACTGGTTGGATTGTTACTCTAAATGGTAAAGCCACTCAATTTTGGAACTTCGTAGCAGGAACACAAGACTTTTTTATTGACGCTGCTACAGCTTACTCTTGGACAAGTAAAGTTAAAAATAGCGACGAAGACAGGCCTGGTAATCAATACACTGGCGACACTTGGAGTAATGGTGGCTTTCCAAAAAGAAGTAGTGGTTTTGGCACTTTTGCTAGTATGGAAGAAGGAGCTCCAAATGGAGCAACT